ATCTACGTAGACCTTCAGGTGATGCAGGGCATGAGAATGGTAAAGAGATTACTCTATCACATCTACGTGGCTCTGCATCTATAGCACATCTATCTGATAGTGTGATAGGATTAGAACGTGATCAACAAGCAGATAATGAAGTAACTGCTAACACTACCACCATACGTATCCTAAAGAATAGGTATACTGGTGAGACAGGTGTAGCTACACATCTCTACTATGATAAAGAGACTGGTCGTATGAAAGAGATTGATAACCCTTACGAAGCAATGGATAGAGAGGAGCCATCATTTTAATGTGGAAACATTATTGTCATGAAGAAGAAACTGAATTAGAGATAGGTGATGGTGAAGAATGTAACTGGTGTGGACTAGATGCTGAAGATATTATCATAGATAGGAAAATAGATGAGAGCAATAGTTGATATAGAAACAGACAGCTTGGATGCAACAAAGGTTCATTGCATAGTGGCTAAAGACATAGACTCAGGGAGGGTTTACCTTTTCCCTCCAGACTTACTAACTAAGTTTAAGTCTTGGTCACAAGGTATCAAGCAATTTATTATGCACAATGGTTTATCTTTTGATGCACCTGTGCTTAATAGATTGCTAGGTACTAATATAAAACCTAATCAAGTTATAGATACACTTGTACTATCACAGTTGTATAACCCTCTACGTGATGGACATAGCTTATCTGCCTGGGGTACTAAATTAAATATGCCTAAAGGAGACGTTGATACTTTTGAAGTGTACACACCAGACATGTTAGAGTATTGTAAACAAGATGTTAATATAACACACAAAGTATTTCAAGAACTCAAGAAAGAAAGTAAAGGTTTCTCAGCTTATTCTAGTGAGATTGAACACAAGATAAGAGTTATCATAGATCAACAAGAACGTAATGGCTTTGCTATTGATATGCAGAAAGCTATGAGCCTATACAACTTATTAAAAGATGAAGCAGATAAATTAGAGAAGTGGTCAGTAGATTACTTTGATCCTACTGTAGTAAAGTTAAAGACTAAAACAAAATACATACCTTTTAATATAGGCTCACGACAACAGATAGCAGATAGAATAATGAAGTTAGGATGGAAACCTAAACAACATACAGATAAAGGTAACATAATTATTAACGAAACTGTATTAGATACAATACAATTACCTGAAGCAAGAAAGTTCTCAAGGTTTTTTCTATTACAGAAACGTATAGCACAGATTAAGTCATGGATAAAAGCATGTGATGATAAGGATGGTAGAGTACATGGTAGAGTGATGACTCTTAAAACTATTACAGGTCGTATGTCTCACAACTCTCCTAACATGGCCCAGATACCTGCTGTACGTTCTCCCTATGGTAAGGAGTGTAGAGAGTGTTGGACAGTAAGTAATACATCTACTCATTCTATTGTAGGTACTGATGCAAGTGGGCTAGAGCTAAGATGTTTAGCTCATCTAATGAATGATACTACCTTTACAGATATACTATTGACTGGTGATATACATACACACAACATGAAGATGGCAGGATTAACTGACAGAGACCAGGCAAAGACTTTTATCTATGCGTTTATGTATGGAGCAGGTGCTGCTAAGATAGGAAAGATAGTAGGAGAAGGTGCTAGAGAAGGTGGACAATTAATAACTAAGTTCTTATCAAGTATGCCAGCATTAAAAAGAGTACGTGATGAGGTAACAAAAGCAGCAATTAAAGGAAAGATCAGAGGTATTGATGGTAGAGTATTGTATATACGTAGTGCACATAGTGCATTGAATACTTTATTACAAGGAGCAGGAGCAGTTGTATGTAAGGTATGGCTTATTAATATAATGACAAGAGTAAGAACACTAGGGGTTGATGTTAAACTTGTAGCTAGTATCCATGATGAGTATCAGTTTGAAGTTCTAAACACAGATGTTAAAAAGTTTGGACAGATAACTAAAGATGCTATGAAAGATACAGAGAAAGAACTACGAATGAAATGTCCACTTGATAGTGAATGGAAGGTAGGTAAGACATGGGCCCAGACACATTAGTAAAAGAATTTAAAGGAAGAAAAGATCATGTTAATTATATTAAGCGAGGTATAAAAGTAGAGAATGAATTTATACAGGCAGCTAAGTCACATGGTTATACAGTAGCTATAGCTAGTGATGAAGAAAATATAAATAAACATATAGATTTATATCTAACTTATAAAGGACAAACAATTAGTGTAGATGTAAAGGCTAGAAGAACTGGAAATAAACAAAGAGTTTTTGATGACTCATGGATTGTCGTTGAGTTTTTAAATACAATGGGTAATAAAGGTTGGCTGTATGGTGACTGTGATTACTTTGTATTTGAAAGAGAGCATGACTATGTAGTGTGTGAAGCAAAAGAGTTAGTAGAATTAACTGACAAAGTTGTAGATAAAGACACTAGAGTAGAAAGTTATAGGGATGCTGACTATAAAACATGGGGTAGAAAACATCAAGGAAAACAAGACCTTATCTCAAGAATAGAGATGAGTTTAATACTTAACTTAAATAAAACATTTATTATGAATAAACATCTTGACAATAATGTTAAGCCATGTAATAATTCTATTATAAATAAACAGAAAAGGAATATGAACATGAGTATAATACAAGGAACAGCTAACTGGGCACATATAATTAAACCTAACTTTAAATTTAAAGAGGAGGGTGAATGGAGTATTGATGTATGTAACCTTGACGAAAAGAATACTGCTATAGCTCAGAAAGATGGGCTATCTATTAAGAATAAGGGTGATGAGAATGGTAACTTTGTTACTATAAAAGCTAAGACTACATGGGGTAAAACAGGAGAGAAGAAAGATCCACCTAAAGTTGTAGGTGCTGACAAGCTTCCTTTCACAGAACCTAAAGTAGGTAATGGATCTTTGGTTACTGTAAAGTATACTACGTATGAGCATAAACCTTATGGTATCTTTGGTGATCTGAAAGCTGTGATGGTTGTTAACTTTGTACCTGCACCTGAGACTTCAGATGATGACATGCTTAGTGATTTTGATGTTGTTGAAGATGGTTACAAAAGTAAGCAAGATGCTGACTTAGATTTCGCTCAGTAATAATTAACTAAGAAAGGATGGGGAGGTGTTAATATATCTCCCCATTTATATTATGAAAACTATTGATACTTTAGTACAAGATATGTATGATTTGTTTGATCCTCTTGTAGACTCAAATCTAAAAGAAGAAGAAGTTGATGCTCATCTAAATTCTTTTACAGAGAGTGTCAAGAAAACATTGAAAGGATTACTTAATGAAGTACCTAGAGAGAGAGGTAGACTAAGACTCTCTGCTATAGGTAAACCTGCTAGACAACTATGGTATGAAAAAAATTCTAAAGAAGAACCTAAACCTTTAGAGTCTAACACAAGAATTAAATTTTTATATGGCCATCTGTTAGAGGATGTATTAATTCTTTTAGCCAGGCTTTCTGGACATGTGGTAACTGACTTACAGAAACAAGTTAATGTATATGGTATTGTAGGACATCAAGATTGTGTGATAGATGGTGTACTGGTTGATTGTAAGAGTGCATCAGGTAAAAGCTTTCAAAAGTTTGCTAATGATAGTCTAGCTACTGATGATCCTTTTGGTTATATAGCACAGATTTCTGCTTATGCTGAAGGTAATGGTGTAGATGAAGCTGCTTTTTTAGCTATAGATAAACAACATGGAAGCATCTGCTTAACTCGTGTTCATTCAATGGAGATGATTAATGTTAAAGAAAGAATTAAATATCTTAAAGAAGCTGTTGAGAAAGATTCTCCACCAGACAGGTGTTATAGTGATCTACCTGATGGGGCTAGTGGTAATCGTAAGCTTGCTATTGGTTGCTTGTACTGTTCGCACAATCGTACTTGTTGGAGTGACGCTAACGAAGGTAAAGGACTACGTGTGTTTAAGTATTCGAATGGGTATAGGTATCTTACACAAGTTAAAAAAGAACCTAACGTGGAGGAGGTAATAGAATGGTAAATCATTGGCTTCAGTTTGAAACTGATGAACCTTTCATACCTAACTTAAAGAAGTTTGGATTTGTTTATCTTATAATTAATACACAAAATGGTAAAGGATATGTAGGATGTAAGCAATACTATATAGGTAAAGCTAAGACAAAATCTAAGTGGGAATCTTATATGGGTTCTTCTAAATATTTAAAGGCTGATATAAAAAAGATAGGTAAGAAACATTTTAGGTTTGAAGTTATAGCAGAGTATATAAACAAAAGAAGTTTAAGATACTATGAGATGTACTATCAAGTTAAGTGGTCTGTTCTTACTGCTGTAATAGAAGGTACAGATGAACCTGCATTTTATAATTCATATGTAGGTGGTAAGTTTTACCCACCTGTTGAGTTGTATGAAGATCCTGAGTTTAAACAAAAAATGAGAGAAAATAATTGGGGTAATAAAGAACTTCAAAAAAAGAATAGCGAGAGATCACGTGGAGATAAAAGCTCTACTGCTTTAGGACCAGTTAAGTTAGAGTTTAAAAATGGTACATTTCTTATTGTTCCTAATTTATCTCGTTGGGCTATGGACCATGTTAATAATTATGATTGGGCAAATTTATTACATATGATCAAAGGATATAAAACAAACTATGGAAAAAAAGTAAAAATGCATAGACATAAAGATATAATTAAAGTAACATTATTAGGAAAGGAGGAAATAAATGGTGATTAAAAAAGCAATGTACGACACAGCACTAGCTGAGTTTGAAGCTCAAAGAGATAAGGCTATTACTAATGCACGTATATACTTAGAAAATCCTGTAGGTATAGGAGAACATGGACAAGTAGTTGATGAATTTATTAAACAAATAAAGTTAGCTGCTGAAGCTGACGAAGCTGCGTCTATGTTAAAAGATATCTTTAGAGATGAACTAATACAAGAAGAATAAAATGGATGAAGAGTATATTGAAATATTAACAGAGATAGAAGAAGAATATTTTACTCTTCCTGAAAGAGTTCTTTTTATTTCTGTTATCTTTCAAGCATTATTAGATGCAACAAAAGAAAAAACTATAGTAGAATCATCACGTACAAGTGTTGAAAGAGCAAGTGCTCGTGCCTGGTTCTTCTGTAGTGTTGGTGTAACGTGTGATAATTTTGAGTATATATGTGAGAGTGCAGGTATGGATGCAGAGTATACAAGAAGCTTCGCAATCAAAGTAATTAATTCAAAGGAAATAAAATATGTCAGACAAAGAATCAGAAGAGTCCTTGATAAGTCGTGAGAGTCATGAACAATATATGTATAGACGTAATCAAGAAGAGAACTTAATAAAAGGTTCATATGAATATGAGTATGGTAAAGCTACTGATAAACAAGTAGGAGGTAGTCATTATAAAGATTGTGCTATACAACCTGTAGATTATATTGTAGAAAATAAGCTTGACTTCTTAGAAGGTAATATAGTAAAGTATATAACTAGGCATAAAACAAAAAATGGTATAGAAGATATTAGAAAAGTAATACATTATGCAGAGTTAATATTAGAAAAGAAATATGGAAAGGAAAAATAGATGGCATCATTAATGGGTAGTAATTATTTACCTACTGAGTATCAATCATTCATTCACATGTCTAGGTACTCACGTTGGATAGAAGAAGAAGGTAGAAGAGAAACATGGGGAGAAACAGTAGGAAGACTTGTGTCTTTCTTTAAGTCTCATATAGATACTAACTATGAAGGAGGAGTTACAGATAAAGAGTGGAATGAAATAGAAGAATCTATTCTATCTCTTGAGGTTATGCCAAGCATGAGAGCTCTGATGACTGCAGGTAAAGCATTAGATAGAGAACATGTATCAGGTTATAACTGTTCTTATATTCCTATTGATAGTCCAAGAGCATTTGATGAGGTGTTATATATCCTTATGAATGGTACTGGTGTAGGCTTCTCTGTTGAGAGACAGTATGCTGACAAGTTACCTACTGTACCTGATGTAGAGTTTGATTACATAGATAGTGTTGTCTCTGTTACTGATTCTAAAGATGGTTGGGCCAGAGCTTATAGAGATTTGATAGCTTACCTTTACACAGGTAGAGTACCTAAGATAAATGTATCTAAGGTTAGACCTGCAGGTGAGAGACTTAAAACATTTGGTGGTAGAGCTAGTGGTCCTCAACCTTTGGTAGATTTGTTTGACTTTACTATTACTAAGTTTAAAGAAGCAAGAGGTAGAAAGCTTTCCTCTATGGAATGTCATGACATAGTATGTAAGACAGGTGAAGTTGTAGTGGTAGGTGGTGTACGTAGATCAGCTCTTATATCTTTATCTAACTTATCAGACCAACGTATACGTACAGCTAAGACAGGTGACTGGTGGACAACTAATCCAGAGAGAGCCTTGGCCAATAACTCTGTTGCTTATACAGAGAAACCTGATCCAGGTATCTTCATGAAGGAATGGTTGTCCTTGTATGAAAGTAAGTCAGGTGAGAGAGGTATCTTTAGTAGAGCATCAGCTCAAAAGAAAGCTGCTGAGAATGGTAGAAGAGAATCTAACTGGGACTTTGGTACTAATCCTTGTAGTGAAATTATCCTTAGACCTAATCAGTTCTGTAACCTAACAGAGATAGTAGTACGTGCAGGTGATACTGTTAATAGTCTTACAAGAAAGATTAAAGTAGCTACCTTACTAGGTACTATACAATCTACCTTCACTAACTTTGGTTATCTAAGAAAGGTATGGCAAGATAATACAGAGGAAGAAAGATTACTTGGTGTATCTCTTACTGGTATTATGGATTCTGAATTACTTAATGGTAAAGAAACAGGTCTAGCTAAGACACTAGAGACTCTTAAAAAAGTAGCTGTAGAATGTAACAAAGAATATGCTGAGAAGTTTAACATCAATCAATCAACAGCTATCACTTGTGTTAAACCTTCAGGTACTGTAAGTCAGTTAGTTGATAGTGCTAGTGGTATACATGCTAGACATAATCCTTACTACATTAGAACAGTAAGAGGTGATAACAAAGACCCATTAACTGAGTTCTTAAAGGCATCTGGTATTCCTAGTGAACCTGATGTAATGAAACCAGATCATACTACTGTGTTCTCTTTTCCTATGATGGCTCCTCCAGGTTCAGTATGTAGAACAGACATGACAGCTATACAACAGTTAGAGATATGGAAAACATATGCTAAACATTGGTGTGAACATAAACCTTCTGTAACTATATCAGTCAAGGAAGATGAGTGGGTACCAGTAGGATCATGGTGTTGGGAAAACTTTGAGTATCTAAGTGGTGTATCCTTCTTACCTTTCTCTGATCATACATATCAACAAGCACCTTATCAAGATATAGATGAGGATACTTATAAGAAGTTAGTAAAAGCTATGCCAAAAGAAATTGATTGGAAAAAGCTACAAGACTTTGAGAAAGAAGATAACACAAAAGGATCACAAGAACTTGCATGTACTGCAGGGGTATGTGAGTTGGTGGACATATAATGAAGAAAAGAATACATGTAAACCAACATGTTATACGAAGCAATAAAAAGAACAATGAAAACAATCCTGTACTAACTGTTAAGACTTACAAAGATAATGTGTATAGCAATGAAGTACAGATATTAGGAGAAAGTACTGTTATGTATAAACCAAATAAACCTTTATCTTGTGGTGCAAAAGTATGGATTGAAACAGATGCAGAGGTGATAATAAAATGAGAGAAAGTAAACCTGCTATAGCTACTGCTGATGTTGAATTAATTAGAAAGGTGAT